TTAGCTGTAAATTTGATTAAGAAGATCAACTTGCCCTTGAGTGAAATCACCAACCCAGTCACCATACGTATTATACACTTCTTTCGCGGATGCGTGGCCCATCTGTTTAGCGATAAACGTTGGGTTCGCTCCTGCTGATAACATCCAGCAGGCGAAAGTGTGTCTCGTTTGGTATGGGTTTCTATCTTTAACGCCCGATCGCGCGCAACATATCTTAAACTTCTCGTTAATGCTAGAGAAGAAATAAAAATCTGTCATGTGGCCGTGATGCCGAGCGGTGAGCTTTGGTGTGAACACTGGCCTTATGTTTTCATTTATTTTTGAACCATAAGAGCGTAAGTGCTTCTCTATTAAGACAGGTTTGTATGTTGACGTTAACTCGAACTGATCAAGTAATGCTCGCTTAGCCGGTTCAAGTAAATTTATTTCCCTTTCACCTGATTTGGTTTTGGGCAACTTAAACAGCCCCTTTAGGGTGATATTTCTATTCACCGTTATAGTGCCTTTTTTAAGGTCTATATCCTCCCATGCTAATGATGCTAATTCGCCATGCCTCATTCCTGTGTAAACCGCGAGAGTCCAGAAATTCGCATCCTGACGATGACGGCAAGAAGATATAAATTTTTCAAACTCAGATTTACTGAATGGAGCTGGCTTCTTTTTATCTATCTTTAGCTCTCGAACTCCTCGCAATATTGCCTCGTCACAATAACCATTATTAGCTGCAAAACCTAAAGCGCCTTTTATGGTTCTCATGTAGGTATTTGTTGTTCCAGGTGAGCAAGTCGATAAAAAGAAAGCTCGGATCTCAAGTAAGTCTTGCTGCTTAAGGCTTCTTACTGGCCTGTTCTTATCCCAAAATAGAAAGGTTTGTGATATTCGGTTTTTGTAGTTCGTTAAAGTGGCAGGGGTTATCTCAAATGACTTAACCTCAATCCACTTATTAAAGAGGGTTTCGAGTGTCATTTCAGCTTCTTGATTCTCAAGTCTCGCTCGTTTTGATTCGGGAAACCATTCAGAATAAACAAAGTTACCTGATTTTATCGCATAGCAAACAGACGCTCTCCGCTGAGCTGCTTGCTTGATATTTTTCGGGGTAGGTTCCAAGCTAATAGACTCACGAACTCGCTTTCCTTTATACATAAACCAGATCCGCAGCTTTCCACTGTGAATCTCAACTCCTGTCGCTAGCTTCATAAGCCCTCACATTACAGGGTACTCATCCACCCAGCGTGTAATTTCATTAATGTTATAAAGTATTTTTGCCTTGCCGTGACTGTACTGGCCTGACGTTCCGACTTTGCGATAGTGTTTCTTCTCGGACCATTGAGCTTGGCGGTAGTTGTTCAGCTCGGTTTTAGTCATTGAAAAGATTTGCATGATAACCGCCTCGCCAACCCACTTAGGCAGAGGGATTGATACTGGTGGTTGATATGACTCAACGGATTTTCCGGCCATATATAACTCCTTACGAAACAAAAATCACCCACCAAATCGAAACCAATCTGGTAGGTGACAAGTTAAAGAAAATACGCTATGCAGCGCTATACTTGAATGGGTATAAAAAAGCCCATCGAGTGATGAGCTTTGTTAGGCTGATAGAGCAATTCTTTACAAAACTAGATCTCAGATAATCCTCAAAACGGAATATCATCATCAAAATCCATTGGTGGCTCGTTGTACTGCGGAGCGCTGTTGTTTTCATTATTGGGTGGATACCGATGTTGATCATTATTCTTTGCTGGTGGATTTGCTTGACCGTTGCTTGATGGCTGTTGTGGTTGGCCCCAAGCTTGATCACGTTTACCGCCTAACATTTGCATGCTGCCATTAAAGCCTTTAACGACAACTTGAGTGGTGTAACGATCTTGACCGCTTTGATCTTGCCACTTGCGTGTTTCTAATTGGCCCTCGATATAAACCTGAGAACCTTTCTTTAGATATTCCCCGGCAACTTCTGCCAACTTGCCGAACAGGGCAACACGATGCCACTCTGTTTTCTCGCGCTGCTCACCAGTGGCTTTATCACGCCATGATTCGCTGGTGGCTACAGTGAGAGTTGCGACCGCACCACCACTAGGTAGGTATCGAATTTCAGGATCATTTCCTAAGTTACCTACTAGGATTACTTTGTTTATGCCTTTGCTAGCCATGAAAGCACTCCTTAACTAAATAGTATGCTTTTTCAAAATCGATAGAGCGCATACCCCAATGAATATGCGCTTGTAGGTGAGGGTATCTTTTGGGCATTTTTCATCGCCTCCCCATTTCTAACGTGATCATGCTTAGCGTATCTTTCGCTGCATCGTGCAAAGCATGGTGGTGAATGAATCCCTCGGGATGTTCTTCTTTTACATAACCGTTACGAGTGCCGGCTAATGTATCGATAACGGTACGAACGCAACGAAAGCGATTGTATCGCCAAGGTTGAGTGATACCGCATTGTTGAAAGGCATGATCGAGAATGCCACCATCAAAGTCATAACCACGGCAGAAGATTTGCCCTTGGTCTTTTTTGAGTGGTTCAACGTGTTCGGATAAGTGTCTCTTGATCATTTCGAGCGCATCACGAATTTTAATATCGTGCTCGCTTTCTTGTAGAACGTGACGCGCATCTTCACCTTGTTGTTCCCACCACTCTTGAGTGCCTGCCGAAGTGCTAAACATTAGCCCTCCAATTAAGTAGCTGCTCATCTCAATTTTGACATACAAACTAGAAGGGCGGTTACACAGTTCTTCAAATGTGACTTGCTCGCCGAAGTTAAAGGGCACGACGCCAATACTTAGGATCTTTGCGGTGGTTTCAGTGTCGAGTGTTTCTAGGTCGATGGTTGCATTTTGGTATTTCATTTTAAAACCTTTAGCTGATAGGAATTCGATAAGATGGTCGGCTTTGGTATTTTCGAGTCAACATGCCGGCTAAACGGAACAGAGCTAATCCACTGGCTATGGTTTACCACTTTATAAACGGTACTGCTTTTATATTGATCGGCGTTTAGGGTTAACTCGGTTCCATGAACAAAAGGGTCGAATATTAAGATTTTGATATATCGACTACCCATTGATGAGATCATGGCTAAGCATCGTTCACCTGTAATTGGGTGGAACGTGACGATATATTCACGCAGGCACATTTCCGCCAATTTCTTTTTGGTTACGTAGAGCTTCATTCATACGCCTTTTTAACTGTTTGGTGGGAATTGAATAGGATCGGCTTGCTCAAACACGGTGTTAATGTCGAAATCTTTAGTAAAGTGCGTCCATTTACTGTCATCGAACCCGCACTCAATATAACCATGAGAAAAGCAAATCTCTGGTGGCTCGCCTAATATTTTCCCATCATGCCAACTGAACGAGAAAAACAGGCAGTATCCATAATCCTCGTGATAGTCTTCTGTTTTATGTAGTTTCATTGTTGATGCCTTTCAACTGGTTGGCGGTTAGTGATTTGATCCAGTTTCTAAGCTCAATCATTGGATAGCAGAAACACATACTGATCGCATAAATATATAATTTCGGGTAATCATGCTGCTTTCGATCAATAAACGCTTGAGCTGCTGCTTCGGTAAAATGCGAATTGACAGTGACTTCTATTTCTTGCATATGGAGCTTCTTAATACCTTCCGGTAGATCCATCCACCCATGGCAGTCGTAGTTATCATTAAAGTCGGCAATGAATGAATTCCCTGAAAACTCGATGCCAGCTTCTTCATCGCACCACTCCATACACCACTTTTCATGGCTTTCTAATAAGTGCTCCGCAAGGGCGTTATAGTTATCCGAACTTTTTGAATGATAAAGCGTGATTCCATCTTCACAATCTACTATTTCAAAGTGGCTTTCGTTATAACCTTCTTCTGTTATTAGGCTCGTTTTGTATCGAACTTCAAACAAAGGATCTGCCGTCATCCGATTACTTTGAGTGTTAATTTGATTTGACATTTCAATTAGAAAATCTGGTATCTCCACTAATTCTTTAACTTGTTTTTTGTTCATCGCATATACCTCTTTAACCACCAACGTGAATGCGGTAGTTGTTTATTTTTCATTAATCCGCCCTCGCATTTTTATGGCGAGTCCATGCAAAATCAGGACGTTCATTTAAAACCCATAAGTGACGCATGTTTGCATCATTAATAAGCTCGCTATCTTCTGGGTAGACCTCGACAGCGCATTTAGCGCCATAACCAACGGCTGATTTAATTGCTTGGAGCTCATCAAAAGTAATGCCATCTTTCCAGTTATTACCCCTGCGCTTAACACTGTTCACAGTGATACGAGTAAGGTTTTCGCTTTCAATGAATACCTGCACTAAGTATTCACTGCTTTGATAAACGTAAAGAGGTTGTCTTCGGCCCCGAGATGGTGGGAAATTTGATTGATGAACTTCTTTAAAGGGCTTTACTTTCACGTTCAAACCTCTCGCACTTAACAACGATAACGCCGTCTTTGTCGGTTTTGATTTGCTTCATAGCTTTGAATCGGTCAGGTTTCGGGCAATGGCCTTCCGTGTACTTTGGCTGATACCTAAAGCGACAAACTTGACACATTGAACCGCTAGGTCGGTGGGTTATTTTCATAACTTCGATTCCTCCCACCAAGTTTTACGCACCACCGTTGCTTTCATCATTTCTTTCTTGCCGCAATAGATACAAACTCGCGTAGAGCCTGCGCCTATATCTTCGTCTGGCTCGTTCATGTCCCACTCATGACGCATATCGGTATAAGCGCACATTCCTTTTTCTTTGTACTCACGCATAAACCATTCGGTTACGTCCTGCATCTGGCAATTACTGTACGCAAATGTTTGAAAGTCACCGCAAGCAATTGATAATAAATTTCTACCGTTTAGAAAAATGTCATCACAAAAGCCTATGTGTAAATCATCGTTCGCATCTCTGTAGATTCGATAGTGCTTTTTCAATCTCAAATACTTTCCACTGCGAGCAAACTTGGCTAAGTTTTGTGATGAATTGGGAAACTCACTGAGTAAGAGCTTGTGAAGTTTTATTGATAGGGGTTTTTCCATTATCACACCTCAATCTGTTTATTTTCTGGCAAGGTTTCATTCACCAAGTCAAACACTTTCGCCCATCCAAGGCCCTCAACATGAAAGGCGAATATTCGAAAGCTCGCCATTGCAAAGAGCCGATGCTCACCCTCGCCATATTCGTTAAGCTGGCGATTGAATGAATTGAAAGCGTTAATGAGAAACTTCTTTCTTCCTGACGCTAGAAAAGCCTCATTATCAGGCACATTAAGATCGCGCTTTATCATTCCAAGTCTTGCCTGAAAGATAAGATCTAAATCATCAGTAGCGCGGCCAATATAGCGCTCCATTACTTCGAGGCACTTTTCTGCAATGCCATGGTCACGATGAATTATTTGGTGTTCGTAATCCATAATCACTCCAACAAAAAGCACCGTACTTGACGATGCTTTTGGCTTTATAGGTTAAGTTTCTAGCTAGACCATTTCGCTTGCGTTCTTGGCGAAATCATCTGCGATGCGCTGAGTAACTTCTTTGTCGATTTTTAGCGTTCTTGATACGCCCCAACCATTACTCGCGTTTTCCGGCTTCACCAATGTAAGGGTTACGACTTTGCCGCTTATTGATTTCGGCCTACTTACGGTAACCAGTCCATATTTGGTGTCATATTCGGTTTTCATGGGAACCTCCCGACATTAGCGAGAATGCCTTGTTAAAATCAGCTGTTCGACTTTGAGTGGTGTTTTTATCCGACTTAAACCTAGCCCCTTTACCGTGCTTTATTTGGGCTACATAAGGTTTTGATACTCCGGTAATGGCTGATATTTTTTTATATGAAAGGCCCTTACCCAGCAAAGCTTTGACTTCATCTATCACTTTCTGAGGTATCTTGTTTTTTGGCCCGCGATTTACTCCGCTATTTTTCAAAGACAAACTAATGCCCATGTTGCTAGCTTTTTGGGTTATAGCGCCTCTAGGTCTGCCGATTGCTGTGGAAATATAATCAACAGATTTAACACCGGCACATTGCTCTAACATCAGCTCTTCTTGTTCAGTCCACAGCATGTGACCTCACTTAAATTTCAAATACAGTAGATAAAACGCCCCACATAGCAGGGCGTAGAGTATTAGCGAGCCCATCTACGCTCCGATTTGCTGGTGGAGCCCAAACCAAGTGCTTTGAGGCATGATCACGTTAGCTTTGCGGACAAAGTGAAGTGGCGAGCTACTTCTTGGTGGCTCAAAGTTATATTTGTTTTTATCTTTAGGATCTAAGGTGTACTTAGCTCCGCCTATGTTCGGTTGGTTGCTACGCTCAACGTGAATGGTTAGCCCGTGCTCACGTAAACGCATAATGGAGTAACGAACGCTACCAACAGGAATAAAGCATTTTTCGATTATTTGATCGCGAGTGACGGGGCCGTTGGTTTCGTTTAATAACTTATATAGGCGTCCGTATCCGCTGTGTGGGTTAAATTTCATGGTGTACCCCGTCGTGGTTGATGGTGGGTTTAACTGGCTAATACAGCATCTTCAAATTTGATTAATCGGCGTGAAGTGTTGCTTTCTTCCTGATCTTCCATTTTCACGGTGTAGGTTGCAGGGCCATACTCATAGATAGAGTCGATGGTTCCTTTTTCTTTCCCGTGGAACCCACGAACCTCTATCACCGCGCCCATTTCAAGCGGTGCAAGAGGCTGGTAGGCGTCAAACCAAGCTTTTATCGACTTACTGAATTCGCTATTGATTTCACCTGTGACGCATTCCAAGTTGCTTACAAAGTCTCGGTCTACATCCCATCCGTCATTTTCAAACTTTTTAGCAAGTTCGTATTCATCATCGTGGTGTGAATATTTATCTAAGAGGGTAGAAAGTAGATCGTCTCGCTCACCCTCATCAAAGGGGCACCACTTACCACTAAACAAAGATTCAACCGCATTTTGAATGACGAGTTTTTTCACTGACTCATCACTCATGCTTGGTCGTGGTGGAACTGGTTTGTTGTTTTTGTCGAATAGTTGGGTTGTCATGCTCACTCCTGACCTTGGGTTGGCGCAAGAACTTCGCGAGTTCCATTGGACACATGTGATGAAACAATGCCGTTATCTTCCATGAGCTCTACAATTCGGGCAGCACGGTTATAACCAATTTTAAATTTGCGCTGAATATTGGACACGCTGCAACGACGCGTCTCAGTCACATGAGTAACCACGTCGCCATACAAGAAATCTGAATATTCATCAGGAACGGCTTTCTTTGGTTTTGTCTCTGGCTTTACTTCTGGCTGTTCATCTGCAGATAAGATGCTTAGCAACGTGTCGGTGAATTTGTTTAGCGAGAAGATCTTCATTGCAGCATCTTCTTTCCAAACTTGAGCTTCAGACTCATCGTTTTGCGTCTGTTCGTCTGTGTCTTCCCATGAAATGCTTTTGATTTTAAAATCACTGGTTAGTTTGAAAGTGGTATCACCAAAGCTTAACCCTAGATGTTCAACCTCATAATGCTCATCAAGCTTTTGGCGGATATCGGTATTACTGAAGTCATCCATATTGGTGAAGTTAATGGTCTCTTTACGCTCTAGTCTGCGTATTAACTTGCAGTCATTACAGGCACCGAGCGTTCCAAATGCTTGATTATCACCATCTAAAAAGCTTTTTAGTTGAGTGGTAAGTCCGAGCTTAAAGCTTGATACGTGCAAGGTTGAGCTTTTGATTGATCCGCACACTTTTAGCAATAAGCTAAGAACATATTGAGCATGCTTTTCTGATACTGCGGAAACAAACAATCGCTTACTTTCTTCGTAGTAATAAGCGGTTATTAATTTCGTGGTGCTTAATGCTGATTTGGCAAATTCAGAGTAGATAGCCTCTTTCATTTGTTGTTTTTCAGCTTTCTTCACCGGGAAGGGTGATTGACGATTTTTAATTCGTTGATTGAGTTCACGCTGTACAGCTGCAGTAGGAATGATTTTCTCATCCAGTCTTAGGTTGATAGCGAATCCACCTTGAATTTTTGTTACTAGCTCTTCGGTTTGAGGAGATTCAACAAAGCCCAGCGAGGTTATTTGAACTTCAGTTAAATCGCTGAAAGGGGCTTCTTTAAGTTTTTCTTCAAGCTGTTCAGCTGGTGGAAGATCAACATTATAAATTAAGGCGTTGTTTATTTTTGCAATAGACATGGTGGACTCCGCTTGTGGTTTGATTGGCTTTAAACCTAAAACATCCACCAGCAAAGAATATAAAAGAGCAGGGTAGATGCTTTAGGTTTACCTCTTATCGGGGGAAAGAGGCTATCCCGTGAGCATGATGTAGTGATCATGTTGTTCTCACTGCCTGTCACTTCTGCGCGTTTTCTGCTGGAAGCATGGAGGGGCAGATCTCAGGTTCGGACTTTATTGGCCCCAAGTTCCGCTAGGGTTATCAATGGATAGTTGATTCTGTTACTTATAATTAGGCGAGTATTGGTGGCGACGAATAAAACTGGTGTAAACAGAAACTGAACCAAGTGGCATTTCCATTTTTTCGGCTATCTCTTTATTTGTTAATCCAGCGTCTTTTAATTGCCGGCACAACTCGACATCGTGATCTTTGTTTTTAGTGTGGGGATACAAATCACCATTTCTCCTTAATGAGATAGATAGTCGCTTTGCTCGATTTTTAACTGTCGGAACAGTGGCAACCCGACGACCAATCTTATTTAATTCATTTGCTATCTGTTCTGGCGAGCAGGTTCCCGCTAGTTTTTTTATTAGTGCGTCTTCTTCATGCGAAAAATTAGGTGAACTTCGATTGGTGCATTTACCGCACGACTTTCTACGACCGTTCCTTAGATTTACGCTATTCTCTTCCACATGACTCCTGCCGCAATCACATACGCAATGAACGCCTTTTCCAGGTGGCCACTCAACAACGAGCAGCTTTCCGAACTTCTGGCCAACCACATCAATATAATTCTTGTGATGCTTGCCAAACTGGTGGTGTTCCTCTCCGCGTTTAACCTCATGAAACCATTTATTAAGCGAGATCATAATGTCTCCTTGAGCTGTATTGGTTATTTTTCAAAGCACCCTCGTAAAGATGCTTTGAAATAAGCTGTATTCCCATCCGTTGCCGCAATGGTCTTCGCCCAGCTTTGGCGAACCTATTTCTTGGGTTAACCTGCCCGCGCTGTTCTTGGCGCTTTCAGTTGACTTCGGAAATAAATATATAGCCTAAGTTGTATTAAGTAAATAGCTTGAGTTGTATTTTTTGGTTTTAATTTGGTTGTTAATTTTCGTATAGGCGAAAAAAAACCGCCAAAAGCGGCGGTTTCATTGAGTTTGAGAGGAACTTACATCAAAACTGAGTACCAGAATATTTTTCCTAAAACGACAATCTCTTTTGCTTCTTCTGCTGAGTAGATTTCTTCTGGATGTTCATCAACATTAAAACTACGAATCCTTAAACCGCCACCAGGCAGTTTATAAAGAATCTTAATTCTTAATTCACCAGAGTGGTTAATCGCATACATCTTGCCATCATCAATATTTACATCTGCTTTGTTAATGCCAACTGATGCACCACTTGGTAAAACCGGCTCCATGCTATTACCGGTAACCTTTACGCATGCTGCTAGTTCTGGCTGAACGTTATATCTACGAAGTGTAGAACGGGCAAAACGAAGCTTAAGACCTGTTCTTTCTGCTGCATCACAAAGAAAGCCTGAGCCAGCTGATAGCTCTACGTTCATATAAAAAGGCACCTCTACTTCATCATCTCCTAATGGGGTATTCCTATCCCATGTATCAAATGAGCCTAGTATCTCCGCATTGGATTCTGGTTTTTCATGTTTGCCTGTTAATAGCCAATCAAGATCTACCTTTAACACCTTTGCTATTTCGATGATTTTTCTAGATGACTTTGATTTTCCGTTCACTAGTTTTTGAATGGCATTTTGGGACACACCTACAGCTTGAGCAAGTTCTTGCTGAGTCATCCCTGCATTTTTCATACTAGATGACAACCTAGAAGCCAGCGTGCTCTGTATATCATTGTTATCCACGATTACTCCTAACAAAAAAGCATACTCATTCAAATTACAACCACAGTTATAAAAAGTAAAACAACTAAAGCTATTGATTAATTAAAGCTTGGGTTGTATTCTTTGGTTGTTATTAACTTGCAGGTGATAAGTAATGAGTAAAATTATACAAAAAGCTATAAAGCATTTCGGCACCCAACAAAAGCTGGCTACAGCTATTGGTGTTTCTCAAGCGTCAATCCATAAGTGGCTTTCTGGTGGGAGTCGCCCTACTGCTGAGAACGCAATGAAGATTGAGCGTGCGACTCACTCGGCGATTTTAGCTAAAGAAGTGCGTCCTGATATTGCAGAACTCTTCTCTAGTCCACAGCCCAAATAATCTCACAACCAAATCAACCACGTAACCACATTAGCGAGGAGTTAACAGTGGATAAGAAAGAAATGATCAACAAAACGGTTCAGCGCCTTGGTCGAGGCGGCGCTATTGGCGAGCAAGCGGATGGAGCGGCTTTATTGAATATGAACCTTAATAAGTTCTCGAATCATTTGCGCCAAGTGAAGGGTATGAACTTCTTTCAGTTTGATGAGCTTGTTGAGATGACTGTAACCAGTCAGACCCCATACATTGCGCAGTATTTTGCAGAGCGAATCAATCACCTTGTTGTGCCAATGCCAGAAGTGGGCGAACTAGACAGCGTTGATATGTTCGACTGCCACCTACAGCTTAATGCGATAAAGGGCATGCTAGATAAAGCGATTGAAGATGCTAAAGCTGATGGTGTGTTTGATGCCAATGAGCGCAAGAACATCAAAGAGCTAAAGCAGAAATATCAAGCCACTTTCGAAGCCTTCATGTTAAAGCTTGATGCGTTATATGCGGAGGATTTATGAAAACCAACATCTTCTTAATCACGATAGAGCAAATGATCGATATGACTCGTTCATCTTGCAAGGTTGCCGAAAGTCAAAACCAGAAAAGCGTGGAGCTTGAGCGTGATGCTTTGAAAAACATCATTAAGAAATGCGAGCGCGGTTTGGCGGTTTTAGATAGTCAGAAATAAAAATGCCTTTGCGTAGCGGTAACTACCAAAGGCGCGGACTAAACGTACAGAGGTTTTTAATCATGTCCAGAATAGCACAGCGAAAATTAACGTCAAAGCTCTACAACAAATACATTAACAACCGGTTTGAATATTACATGGTGGTGATGGGTAGTCCTGTTCGTATTAGTCGTGCATTTGCAAAGCAAGTATTTGAAGGGGCCGTGTGATGGCAAGTATTGATATTAACAATCCACCTCAGCGTTATGACGTTATTTACGCTGATCCTCCTTGGGCGTTTACGAATGCTAAAACTGGCGGCTCTATGAAATCGGGTGCGGCAGCTCAATACCCAACAATGACGCTAGATGAAATGAAAGCTTTACCAGTCAATGAATTGGCTAGTGACAATGCGCTGTTGGTTATGTGGTGGGTAGGCTCTCAACCTAAAGAGGCTATCGCATTGCTTGAGGCTTGGGGTTTTGAGCTTCGCAATATGAATGGCTTTGTATGGAACAAGCTAACCCAGCTGAACAAGCCGTTTTTTGGTATGGGCTTTTACACTCGTGCCGGTAGTGAGTCTTGCATAATTGCGACTAAAGGAAAGTTTAAACCTGTTTGTAAGAGCGTTCGTGCGGTTTTCCATGCTGAGGCTCAAGTTCAATTTGAAGCGAGAGTAGGCCGTCACAGCGAAAAACCTAAACAGGTTCGTGATCTCATTGAAGAGTTAGCCGGTGATGTGCCACGAGTTGAGTTATTTGCACGTAAAACAGCAAGTGGCTGGGATGCGTTTGGGAATGAGGTGTAGGTATGTCTGTAAGAGTAATGAGCTACGTGTGGGATATCCCTTTATTCAAAGGCTCTGACAAGTTGGTGATGCTTTGCCTTGCTGATCATGCCGATGATAAAGGTATTTGCTGGCCGTCTATCGATACCATCGCTCGTAAGTCTGGTGTTTCTCCTACCACAGTAAAAACCACGCTTAAGAAGTTAGAAGCTGGTGGATGGTTATTTAAGAAAAATCAATTCAAGAAAGCTGATACAGGGCGTTTAGTTCGTTCAAATAATCAGTATCAACTTCCTGTGATGTTGTTAAAGAAAAAGGCAGATGAACAGACGGATTTTGAACAGTCGAATTTCGTCCGTTCAAAAGTCGAACATTCGAAATTCGAACAGACGAAACAACCCGAGGGGGTTAGCCAGATCTCGGCGGGGGGTAGGGCGAAATCCGGCTATAAACCACCAATAGATCCACCAATAGAACCACCAAGTAAAGATCTTGTGCCTTGCAAGCAAGAGCACTCGAATAAAAATACAAACATTAACGATTCTGTTGTGGAGGCTTACAACGAAATCTTGGGTAAGCGATTTGTTTTTTGCAAAGCGCTCAATGACAAGCGAAAGCGCGCCATCAAGAAATTCTTGAACGAGCTCTGCGAGCCAACACCCGAAGCTGCTAGGGAGTACTTCAATGCATTCAACGCTGGCGCAGGGGATTTTTATTCAGGGGTGAACGACCGTGGATGGAAGGCAAGTTTTGATTATGTGATCCGGCCTGATGTGATGATTAGGGTTCAGGAGGGCTCGCTTGGGGGCAGTGTTCCTCAAAGCCTATCTGACGCAAACGAAAGCACAGCCTGGATACATGACATGGACATGCAAGGGGGGCCGATATGAAAAACATGATGGATATTTCTAGTTCGCTACTCAAAAAGGGCTCTAACCATCAGTCGCATCAATACCAGCCAGAGGTTCAGTCGGATGAAACAGCGAAGTATGTGAATTATATCTTTCGTGAACTACTGAGTGCGTGCCCTAGTTGGAATCATCGATTTGAGAGAAATGCCGCTGAGCTTAAAGCGCTAAAGCAGTCTTATCTCAAGGGGTTGGTTGAAGCGGGTCTGTCCGATCTTTCAGTTATTCAGGTTGGTATTCGATACGCTAGGCAAAGCGAAAATGATTTTTTCCCGAGCGTGGGTAAGTTTATTTCTTGGTGTCGTTCTGATGATTTACAGAATGTGTTTGATGCATTCATGGCGGGGACTAAAGCCAAGAGTCAATTTGAAAGACTGGTTTTTACCGATGCCGTTCATGCCAATGTTAAAAGCAAGCCTGTGGAAGCCGCAGAAAGATCCTTCAAACGTATTTTTGATAAGTGGGTGAAGCGTTTTTCTGCTGGCGACATTCCCCAAGAAGTACCCGCTCTGCCTTCGCGTTCGGTTGTTATGCCTACGGATATCGCAAGGGAACGAGCAGGAAAGCCAGATCCCAATCAGTTTCGTAAAGGCTCTGTGTTTGCTCGCATTGCCCAACTAGGTCAGGGAGGTTGATATGTGCGGAAGAACGCAGGGGCGCAAAAAGGACGCCAAAGCGGAAGGGAAAATTATTCGTAGAGAAAAAGATCGCAAGTTTATCGAGCAGATGAATGATCTTTGTGAGTTGGTTGGGGTTTTATCAGGAGATGATAAGGGGAGTGGTCGCCATGCTTGAGTTAACAACAAACACCGAAATGACAATGAGTAGCCGCGAGATTGCAGAGTTAACCTGTAAAGAGCACAAGAACGTTACTCGTGACCTCAGAGTTATGTTTGATGAGTTGAATTTAGATGCGCTCAAATTTGAGCATATCTATTTTGACTCGATGAACCGTAAGCAAATCGAGTTTAAATTAAACCGAGACTTAACAGAGTGCTTATTGTTGGGTTATAGCGCCATGGCACGCTTGAAGGTGATCAAACGTTGGCATGAGTTAGAAGACAAAGTAAATCAGCCTGACTGGTTAAAGAACCTTTCCCCACAAGCATTGACTGTTATTGAGGATCTAAACAATCAAGTAGAAGTGGCCAACAAGGAGGTTGATCGCCTGCAAGGTGTTTGCAATACGATCACCGCTCAATTCACTCCTGGTGTTAGCGCTCCTGCTTTTTGTACCCAGTTTAATGGCGTGAACATGAACCAAGTGAGTGCTGTTCTATGTAAAAAGGGCGTATTCATTAAAGAGAAGCGTGGCTACCGTGTTTCTTCTCATTACCGTGATGTGTATTTCAAGCAAGAAATCGTTAATTGCCCTGATAAGAAACAGTCATTCAAACCGGTTCTTACGCTTAAGGGTGCTAAGTGGATGTATAAGCTTTACCTAGCTCATGAGTTGCCAATGAAAAGGGATTGGGATGGTAAATTTGATCACGTTGTATTTGAGGATAAGGCGGCATGAATATATTTGATCGTGTACCCAAAAAGAAGATTTACGTAGCTGGGCCAATGACTGGTTTGCCGGAATTCAATAAGCCTGCATTTATCAGTAAAGCGAGTGAGCTAGAACAAGAGGGTTATATTGTTTTAAACCCTGCCGTGCTGCCTGATGGTATGGGCTGGGAAGAGTATATGTATATCTGCATTCCTATGTTATCGGTTGCTGATGAGGTTTATATGCTGAAAGGCTGGACGGATTCTAAAGGCGCGGTGATTGAGCATCAAGAAGCGTTGTCGCAAGGGAAGTCGGTGATCTACGAATGCTAGTGCTTAAGCCATTCTTTCAGTCTGATCTGGGTTTGGTGATGTTCAAGCCCGGTAAATCTTTGCTTGATGAACTCACTCGTATGAGTGCGGGTAATAGGTTGTTAGTGGCTCCATTGCCTAAAGAGTTGGTAAACACGCCAAGCGGTAAGATCAACTATCCGGTAATCCCAGATAGTTCAAGCAAATCGCTGGTGGATGATGAACGCTTACTCGAGTTCTTTTTGCATGCCGAAGTGCAAAAGCGATTAGGGAGTTTCTACCATTGGCTTGAGCGTGTTCCTCATTGCCAGTTATCGGACGGTGAGTTTTGCGATAAGAACCTAACGTTTTTAGATTGTAAGCATGGTGCCGTTCGTCTGTGTTGGCATCATGATAACCAAGAGAGAGTAAAGTTAAGTGAGAAAACCAGAGTGACAGCAAAGAGTAATGTTTTAGTTTGGGGAGTGGGCGCGGTGGCTCGTAGCCTTAGTTTGGGTTCAAACCACTGCTTAACGCTTCCTGAATTGTGCTGGTGGGCGGTGCAAAATAATTTGTATGAATACCTGCCTCAGTCGATTGTTGATCAAATGTTTGGAGTAAAGCCTAAAGCTAGAGTTGAGGTTTTAACTCATCGCCGCGAGGGTGGTCCTGATGTTTTTGATTCAAAAGAAACGCTTCGCGAATACGTTAAGCCGGTTAAACAGTTGGCTGTTGATGATAGCCCTGCAGCTATGCACATGAAAAGACCAAAACAATTAACCTGGCGCAGTGAGAAGTACCTAAAGTTTGTTCGATCTTTACCGTGTTGTGCGACTGGGCGAGTTGGTAGTGATTCTGATCCTGTTGTTGCTCATCATTTAATAGGCCACGGTGAAGGCAAGATGGGCGGTAAAGCACATGATTTCTTTGTTATGCCCATGCTTGCGAGCGTTCATCAAGAGTTTCATCACGACCCGAAAGCTTGGGAGGCTAAGCACGGATCTCAGTTGTTCTTTGTGAAGCAGACCCTTAAGAAAGCGTTGGATGTTGGGGCTATTACTTGACTGTTATTTTGCTTGTTGCACTTTTCGCCATTTTTTTGCCTTCCAATTTCCGCCTTGCTACGGTTCGTAGTGACCAATCGTGGTTGATTTGTCTTTAATAATCTGCGTGGGGTGTTTATGCGTTTATCTGTCCGGGATGCGTTAGCGCTGACTGCCAAGAAAGGCGGAAAACGTAAACGTGATACTGTCACAAGTAAAGCTAAGCCCTCACGCAGCGCATTAGAGGTTGAGATGATTAACCATATACGCGCATTAAAGCTACCGATGCCAGTTGAAGAGTTTCGTTTTCACCCTGAGAGAAAGTGGCGGTTTGATTTTGCATATCCAAATCACAAGGTCGCCATTGAAGTAGAGGGTGGCACTTGGAGCGGAGGTCGCCATACTCGCGGCAGTGGCTATGAAAAGGATTGCGAGAAATACAATGCGGCAAGCCTGTTGGGTTGGTCGGTCTATCGCTTCACTTCGACAATGATTAAGCGCGGTGAGGCTATTAATACTATTGAAAAATCTTTGAAAGAGGTGGGCCATGTCTAAAGCTATCGAACTATTATCTATGTTGCATTCCGCCAAGTCATTCCGATGGGAGACGGCTCGTGGGCGATCTAACCTTGGTGTTGAAGAGCTTAACGGTGCCGTTGCGTTGGCTGAGAAAGATAGCGTGCTTGGTTCTCACTTGATTCGAGCTAAGTATCTGGATGATCATACAGCCTTAACCAAGGCTTATAATATGCTTTCCTATCAGGCCGCGGCGCATTTGAGTGAACTGGAAATTAGACCAATCACTGAGATAGTGATGTGCATCATCATGGTTAAACCCTTGCCTTCTCAATATCGAACTATTTCCTCTGCATGGAAGCGTCATAGTTCTCGCGGAAACCGCTCAAAGAAAACCATTCAAAAATTTAATCAAGCATTGAATTCATTAAGCGCCGCTTTAATCAAGAAAGAATCGGCGGCAGATATTAGCCGAGTCGAGTCTCAAATTGAAATGACAGAACAAAGGCTGAATGCAGAGCGTCAAGATCTTGAGCGTTATGCTGATGCTCAAGCTAAAAGCACAATCGCTTGCCCTCGTTGCCGTGGTGTTGGTGAGGTTAATTCTAACGAGTGCAAAACATGCTCTGGCAAGGGTGTGTTTATTGCTGATGAGAAAGATATTCGCAAAGCAGTCATTGGCGCAGGGCTTAAGGGTGATGCATTTTACTCGCATTACCTGCCTGCCATCGAAGCGCTGCTAACTACTGCGTGTCAGTCTGAAAATGACGCTGTTGATGCGATTAATAAACGTGTTGAGCGTGAAAAGAGCCACGCGATAGGAGATCTGGCATGAGTGAAAAAATGAAAGAATTTCAATGTAATAAGAAAGTGCTGGCTCGCCCTATGAGTCGCCAAGAGTACACCGATTACCGTGGGTGGGAATTACCATCCGATGAAGATGGAAGCGATGAAGGCTATCTGGTTGAGTATGTTGGCTCGCCAGGTCGCAATCATCCAGATCACATGGGCTATATCTCATGGTCGCCTAAAAGTGTATTTGACGCCGGATACCATGATGTTAGCGATTATCAGAGCCGACTTGCTTTAGAAGAAAAAGAGTTAAGTGAAAAGCTAGTAAGCTTACAAAAGGCTATTGAAACGGACGCGATTCCAGAGAGCGCGCTGCCTTTGTTACGTAGTCAGTTTGCTGCAATGGCGAGTTATCAAGAAGCGCTCTTAAAAAGAATGGCTCCTGAATTTACACCTATCAAACGAACTATTAGCCTTGAAAAAATTCCATTTGAGCGCATTAAAGGTATCTTTGATTCACTTGAGTATCGATTCACTAGGACGCCTGGTACTAATGAAACAGTTTGTTCTGCGGTGCTGAATGGTAAGTTTGTGATCGCCTCTGGTGCTTCTGGCTGCTTGAAAGATGAAGACTTCAACCAAGAGCTTGGAAAAAATATGCGCGCGAACGTGCGGAAGCGGATGCCATGAATGCAATATGGAAGATGGAAGGTTATGCGCACCACATGCGATATATTGCGTGACGACCCTTGTTAAATATTAGTGGTTTATTTGCCTGTTATCTAATAGTGGGGTAAATTTAACCAAAGATGGAAAGCTGACTTTAACGAGTCGGCTTTTTTTGTTTTTGCGCTCTGGGTTTTGTTGTGGGGTTTTATGCTAACTGTTGTGATGATTTGGTTAGAGGTTGTATTTCGTAGGTTGAGTGAATGGAAGGGCAGGTTGATTGCGTATATCGGTGGAGGCGGAATAAGTATTGTTAGCTCCACATCATCGGTAAAAGCTCAGGTCGCAGCGGAGCATTTACCTAGCGCTCAGGCTACGTTAACCACAGCTAATGTTATTTCTATTGTTGGGCTTATATTTGTCGGCTTTAGGTTGGCGTTTGATGTTTATGTTTATATCAACTCAAAGCGCAAAGAAAGTGAACAAAACCGAACAGAACAACGCGAATCCTGACCGATTTTAGCGCAATACTGATCTTTGGGTGATCGGTTGGAGCGGAAAAACCTTTTAAGTTAGTAGGTTACAAGAAATGGATCATGTTCTTTTTTGATCTGTTTTTGGGGGGGGTTAATTTGCCACCCGATTGTACGGCTCACCGTTTTGGTGGGCCTTTTTTATATCTGTAGTTTGGTGGGTTGGCTTGCCGATGCTCACCACATTAAGTTAAGGAAAGTGTTATGACTCAATATTATTTGGGAAGTCGTAGCTTGGGGCGGTTGCATAAACTGCATCCATCAATGGCTGCTTGCGTTGCGCTGGCCATTACTTTTACTGAGATTGATTTCAGTGTGAGTGAAACGGTTCGAAGTAAAGAACGTCAACATGAATTGTTTTATGGAACACCGAAGAAGACGTGGACATTGGATAGTAAGCATCTAATTCAAGATGATGGTTTTTCTCATGCAGTCGATTTGATTCCCCTTCTTGGTGGACAAGCAGCTTGGGATAAGTGCCAGGTTGTTTCTGATGCAATGTTCAAAGCTGCCGGTATTCTTGGGATTAAGATTCGATGGGGCGGCGACTGGAATCAGAATGGCTCAAGCAAAGATGAGCATCAGCGTGGTTCGTATGACGGGCCTCACTTTGAATTACTTCAGGCATAGGGTTGTGAGTGTGGAGCTTGAAAGCGTCGAAAGGAAGGTTATAGCTGCCGCCTGTAAGTATGGGGAAACCATTATTGTTGGGGTTAGGCATTATGACGGAGTAATGCATGGGCAATTAAAGCAAATGCCGCAGCGTGGCCTCGAACTGGTTGAGTCTCGTGGTGATGTGGTGCAAGGGTTTATTGATAATAAAGGAAACTTTTTAGATAGGGTTGAGGCGTTAGCTCTAGTTAAAGAGTCTGGACAGCCATTTTACCCAAACAGAAATGGCGGGGATGGAAGTGAACTTTATAGCGAAGGAGTTTGGTAATGGGGTTATTAGCAAAAATATTTGGCAGTGATAGTGTGATAGATAATTCAATGAAAGCCATTGATAAGGTTTTTTATACCGATGAAGAAAAAGCAGAGAACAAGGCCAATCTTTTGAAATTGTACGAACCGTTTAAGCTTGCTCAGCGCTTGCTCGCTCTAACATTTGCCATCCCATTTGTGTCGGTCTTTTCAATATGCGCAATCGGCTACATGCTGGGTGTTCCGAAAGAAACGGCGGAGACAATTATTCAATGGAATGTTGATACGCTTGGTGAGCCAGTGTTCTGGATCATGGTTTTCTATTTTGCAGGTGGAGCAACTGAAGGCTTTATCGGCAAGATGAAAGCAAAGAAGTAATCTGCCCAACATTAATTGCTAAGAAGTATTATGGCTAGGCATAACTGGGCAAAGCTACGTGAAGAGTTTGAACAGCAAGAGTTATCACTTAAAGAGTGGTGTAAGACTAAGCGTTTAAATCACAACACAGCTAGAAAACATATTAAGTCTGACAGTGGTACTAGTGCGGCTGCAAGAATGGCAAAGGTTTCTGGCAAAGAGTTTGAGCCACCTAAGCCACCAAGTCAAAACACTAGCCCAGTTGAGCGTATTAATGGTGTCACCACTCCGTTCGTGGCAGGGAACAACTTTTTAACTAAGCATGGAGGCTACAAGAAGTACCTTGATCCTGAGTTCGTTGATGTTACTAGTGATATACCAGCAGACTCACTAGCAGATGAGATTGCTGTTTTAAGAGCTAGGTTTGCCAGTCAGTTGAATTCGGTGATTGAAATTGAAGAAACCATTAAAGATTTAATGAGCGCAGAGGAAAAGAACCCAGAGCTTATTAGTATGTATCTCAATCATAAGGCTGGCGCTGAAGAAGCAATACTTCGAACAGGCATGACACTAAATGCAATGGTGAATACGATAGAGAAGCAGAAATCAGCTTCACTACTTGATCAGATCAAAGCGCTTAAACTGCAGACTTCTAGTGATAAGGACAAGGTTCAGACCGAAGTGATGAGAAAGAACTTGAAGAATGACGGTAAAGGCAAGGTGAGTTATGAAATTAATTGGTAATTGGTTTAAGTACCTCATGCCGCCTACGGGCGGTTTTTTTGTGCCTGTTGTTTATGGTTTGGTTGTTTCGTTAGTTGTGACTTGGATTCTTGCCGTGTTTGGCGAGCCAAGAAGTGTGTGGGTTATGTCTTTATTTGGTTGGACGTATTAACAATGCATATCAAATATGACGCATCACCAACATTCAAAGCTAAGGTTCATAAGATTCGTCCATTAGTTACTGCTATTCGTGGCCCGATCGGTAGTGGTAAATCTGTTGGGTGCGTTATGCACATGATGAAAGTGAGCTTTGAGCAAGAGCCTAATAGTGAGGGGATTCGTAAGTCTCGATGGGTATGTATTCGTAACACTTATCCAGAGCTTAAAGGCACGGTGATTAAAACCTTTCAAGACTGGATTCCTCATTCTGTTTGCCCAATTGTTTTTGATAGTCCGATCACTGGCACGATGAGAATGGAGCATCCTGATGGTGAAACACAGATTGAAGCTGAGTTCTTCTTTCTTTCACTCGATAAGCCGAAAGACATTTCAAAACTCATGTCGCTTGAGTGTACTGGGGTATGGATTAACGAGGCGCAGTTCTTACCTAAATCAATTGTGCTTGAAGCATTATCTCGTGCCGGACGTTACCCAAGTATGCGTGATGGTGGACCAACGTGGTACGGCATGATCATGGACACTAACTCTCCAGATGATGATCATTGGTGGTATCAATTAGAAAAAGGGGTGGATGAGGAAACAGGTGAATCACTCTGCCCTGATGGATGGGAATTTGTCGAGCAGCCTAGTGGGATTACTGAGATAACCAATATTCCTTACGACGCATTGAGTGATGCAATGAAAGCCATGGTTGATAATGGATTAGTAGTGGATTACCTAGGTAAGCGTTTTGTGGCAAACCCAGACGCTGAGAACGTAAGTAACCATAAGAAAGGCTTTTGGTATTGGCTTGAAAAAATACCTGGTCAATCCCTTAACTGGATCCGTTCTCGAATGTGCAATGTCTTTGCAACGGTTGCTGATGGTAAGCCAGTGTTTGGTGATTCGTTCAACCGTGACTTCCATGTTAGCGAACAAAAGCTTTTACCCGTGAAAGGTTGGACAACCTATGTTGGTGTCGATTTTGGTCTAACACCTGCGGCAACTATTGGGCAGATTTCACCAATGGGGCAAGTTCGAGTCGTGGATGAGCTGGTTTCTGAATCGATGGGCATGGAACGATTCATCGATGAACAACTCGCTCCGTTGATTGCTGCCAAGTATCGAGGATGTGACGTTCAATACTTTGGTGATCCGGCTGGCGTGGCTCGTGCGCAAAGTAACGAAACCACTTGCTTTCAGATCATGGAAGAGAAAGGACTCGATGCTCAACCGGCTCATTCCAACAATATTACCGCAAGGCTTGAATCCGTTCGTTATTTCTTGCGCCGCTTAATTGGTCGTGGTCAACCTGCAATTACGATAAGTCCTCATTGTCGTCAGTTAATCAAAGGTATGGAAACTGGGTACCAATACAAGCGCGTCAACGTATCAGGCCAAGAGAAATACACTGACAAACCAGATAAGAATATGTACTCCCACTTAAACGATGCCTTTCAGTATTTTTGTTTGGCATGCATGCCAGAAAACAACCGTGAACAACTTATCGATGAGTCCAGTTCTCGCGTCATTTTGAATTCAACTACAGGTTATTAATATGCAAACGAAGAATGAAGAAACACTTCCTACTGAAAGTGGGCATAGTGATGCGTTGCTGTCTGCAATAGAAAACTATGGTCAGACGCTTTTGGGTACATTGCGAACCCAGATGGACCAACGCAGGCCAATTGAAGAGCGATGGGTTACGGATATGCGCAACTACATGAGCAAATATAAGGCTGATGTGTACGCCAAGGCCAAAGAGAATCACCAGTCTTCTGTTTATGTTGGATATACCCGAAGCAAGACGGATGCTTGGGTGGCTCAAATGACCGATATGCTTTTCCCTGCTGATGATAAGAACTACGGCATTCAACCGACGCCAATCCCTGATCTCGAAAAGGTTGTTAACTCTGATCCCGGAATGGAGACAGATGAAGCGGTGCAAGCCAAGAGAATTATGGATGAAGCGGTGCAGCGTGCTAGGGCAATGGAATCACAAATTGATGATCAACTATTGGAGTGTGATTACTCGGGTGAGGCACGATGGATGCTGCATTACGCTGGCGTATTAGGTACAGGTATTATTCGTGGCCCTGTTGTTGAAGTTTCCATATCGTCCAAGTGGGAGGAGCAAGAAGGTATTGGTTGGGCGGCAACGCAAGTTAAAAAGATGGTTCCAGCTGCACGCTGTGTTATGCCGTGGGATTTCGTTCCAGACATGTCGGCAACTTGTTTGGATGATAGTGAGTACACGTTTGAGCGTGCTTATGTGACCAAGAAAGACCTGATTGGCATGTTGCGTGATGAAACCAAAGAACGTGAAAATATTAAAAAGCTTATTAGGCGAGAGCCTACGGCAACCCATGCTCAGCAATCAGATGTGATGGGATATGTAAACCAGTTGCGCACAATGACTGGCTTACAACCAACGTATAAAGAAAAGCGTTATGAGTTATGGACGTATCATGGTCCCGTTCCTATCGATGTGCTTTATGAAGCAGGCGTTGTGGACGAAAACGACGATAACTACGGAATGGAGGTTGAAGGTGTGATCGTCATGGCAGGTGATGGTACTGTGATTAGTGTTAACCTAAATCCATTCGATACCCAAGACCTGCCATATTCTATTTATACCTGTGAGCCTGACGTGTCTTGCTTATTTGGTTACGGTATTCCTTATCTTTGCCGCGACGCTCAAGACATCCTAAATATGTCATGGCGCGGTATGATTGATAATGGCGTGACAACGATTGGTGATCAGATTGTTGTGAATAAATCTGTGTTGCAGCCGGCTGATGGTAGTTGGGACTTTGCACCTAACAAGGTTTGGAAGACGCTTGATAAATCGAGCGCAACAGCAAACTTTGAGGCTAATAAAGCTTTCGGTGTATTTAGTTTTCAGTCTAGACAAACTGAGTTCAGTAATATGATTGGCATGGCAAAAGCTTTCATGGATGAAGAGTCGGGCTTGCCGATGATCAGTCAAGGAGAGCAAGGGCAAGTTACGCCAACACTGGGCGGCATGTCTATGCTGATGAATGCGGCTAATGCGGTGCGTCGTCGCCAGGTAAAAGAATTCGATGATGACATTACTAAGCCACTTATTCAGCGATTCTATGCGTGGAACATGCAGTTTAATGACAGTAGTGAAATTAAAGGTGACATGAATATTGTCGCTCGGGGCACTAGCGCCTTGCTTGTCAAGGAAATGCAGACAGCCCAAATCATAGAAATGATGGACCGCTTTAGCGCTCATCCGCATTTAGCGCCTGCTTTTGATTGGTACAACGGGCTTGAAAGCTTGGTTAAATCTATGAGCCTTGGCGTTCAAACCATGCTTAAGCCTAAGTCGGAATACGATCAGATCATTCAGCAGCAACAAGAGCAAGCGCAGCAACAGCCTCAAGACCCGTCTGTCATGAAAGCACAAATGGACATGCAACTGCAGCAAATGAAGTTTGAGCATGAAAAGCAGATGGAGCAATTCAAGGCGAATAACGATATGCAACTTGAGCAAGTGAAGGCACAAGTAAATATGAGCTCTCAACAGCTGAAGAACAAAGAGTTGATGATGCGCTTTGAAGCTGAGCAGGTGAAGTTGCAACAGCAAGCAGAATTGAAACTCTACGAACTGGCGCAGAAAGATAAATGGAACACAGAAAAGCTTGTCACTGAAATCAAGAAGCTCAGATCTCAGCAACGATTAGACGCAGAGAAGTTTGCAGCAGAAATGAAGATGAAGACCCAGCCAATGCCGTATGCAGAGAATAACTTCGGTATGGATTGATATAGTGAAGAGTTTTCACTTCTAACATTTGCACTTATCCCAATAGTGGGGTAAATTTTATACAAGATGGAAAGCTGACTTTATGAGTCGGCTTTTTTGCTTTCTGGCCCTGCGCATTTTTGCCTTCTGGTGAGGGTGCTCGGGGCTTTTTAGTTTAAGGAATAATCTATGCGTCAGTCAGGGCCATATCAAACTACATTAGCTTCATGCATTGATTATGCTATGTATCAGCAGTTTGGTATTTTCATTAATCCATTTAGCGAGTGTTCTGATATTCGAGATCAAATTGGACGCCGTTATCAATTGGCAAAGATGGCGGTCGCTCTGAAGTTTAAAGGTACTCACCAATTAGAGCAGCAGATATGTCATTAAAACTCGATGTGCAAGCTAAGGTTGTGCTGAAAAAGTACTTAACGGAAGAAGTTGAGACCCAGAAAGAAATCCTTTGTGGTGACATAGATGCCAAGCAAACAGATAAAATTCGCGGAAAGATTGAAGCATTAAAAGATTTGCTTTCCGAGATCCAAGATTAACCCCATTCAAAGGGAAATTAACCAGCCTCAACGCATTATGTGTTGGGGCTTTTTTATTGCCGTTACTTTCTATTGAAGGTAACCGCACTAACTCATTGCCGCGAGAGCCGCAGGAGATGTCTTTATGACAGATGAAACAGAACGCCAAGAGATTGATGAAGGTGCCGCTTTTAAAGCCGCCGCTTCTGAGGTTGAAGGCGAATTAACTGGTGGAAGTGATAACTCCGAAGCTGGGCCTCACAAAGAGGAAGTGAATCAACAAGAGGACAGTGCTGATCACACTGACTCGCCATCTTGGATGAATTCAATTCCTGATGACGCTCGTAAAGAGTTTGAACAGCTCCAATCAGAAAATCAGCGTTTGAATCACAAGGTCGCATCACAAACAGGCCGAGTGAAAGCAGCTGAAGCGCGATGGAAGAAAGCACAGCAACAACTTGAAGAGTCACGTTCCGCAGCCGAACAGGGTGCCGATATTGATGATTTGATTGACGCTGACTTTGCAGAAGATTACCCAGAGCTAGCTGAAACAATGAAGAACAGCTTTGCTCGATCACTGGGCAATGTTTCGCAACGCATGAAATCCATCACTGATCCGCTAAGTACTGTAATTAACGGTGAACTTGAATCTATCTCAACCGCTCAAGCAGAAGAAAACCAAAGTGCTGTGTTGGAAGCATTTCCTGACGCAGCCAAGATGGTGAATGACCCTGCGTATGATCGCTGGCTTGCATTGCAACCGGCAGGACTACAAAAGCTAGCCTCTGAGAGTACCGATCCACAAGACGCCATTTACATTCTTAGCCAATTCCAATCTCAGCACCCTGGTAAAGCAGCAGCGGTGCGTCGTTCTAATCAATTGAGTGCAATGGGTGCGCTTCCGTCCGGTCGTGGTGGCAGTCGAAATACCGAGTTCTCAGCAGATGATGAAGATGCGCTATTTAAGCAAGCAGCCAGAGAGCTAGATGGTTAATTCGTTTTTATAGGAAACCTCAATTATGGCTACTACTACTTATGGTGACGTGTCACCTCGTGTTGGCATTTATGCCAAAGCTCAGTTTTTAAAACACGCTGAGCCAATCCTTGTTCTTACCAAGCTTGGTCAAACTGAGCCTGTACCCAAAAATAAAGGCCAGAACATTAAGTTCCGTCGTGCGGTTCCGTTTGCACCGGCGACTACACCACTAACAGAAGGCGTTCGCCCTGAATCCCAAAAGATTGTGTTTGAAGATGTGGAAACCAACCTTCAACAATTTGGTGCGTGGTCTGAGATTACCGATGTAATTCAAGACACTCACGAAGATCCAGTACTTCAAAAAGGTATGATGCTTTCTGGTGAGCAAGCGGGTGAAACCGCAGAGATCTTATTGTGGGGTGTTCTACAAGGTGGTACATCGGTAGTTTACGCAAATGGTACTGCGCGTGATGAAGTAAACACCAAGTTAGGCCTACCTAAGTTACGCCAGGCTGTGCGAACTCTTTCAACTAACCGTGCCAAGAAGAAAACTAGCATTGTTAAATCTAGCGTTGAATACGGCACTCAATCGATCGAAGCGGCATACATTGCGGTTTGTCATACTGATTTAGAGCCTGATATTCGTGATTTGGCTGGCTTTACCTCAGTTGCGGATTATGGTTCTCGTAAGCCTATCGTTGCTGAAGAATTTGGTTCGGTAGAGAACGTGCGTTTCATTACTACCCCATTGCTTGAACCCATTGCCGATGCAGGTGGCGCCGCGACAGGTGTGATGTCTACCACTGGTACAAGTGCCGATGTGTATCCAATCATCGTATTTGGTTCCGATGCGTATGCGAACTGCCCTCTGAAAGGTAAAGATTCAGCGGATATTTTAGTGCGCAATCCTGGCAAGCCAGAAAAAGGTGACGAACTTGGTCAAACCGGTTCAGTTGGCTGGAAAATGTGGTTTGCTGGAATCCGCTTGAACGAAGCATGGATGATTCGCATTGAAGCTGCAGCAAGTGATTTATTGTAATTAATCAGTTGAAGCCTAAGCAACACAGATAAAACCCGACAATTAAGTCGGGTTTTTTGTTTGTACATATTAAGCATGACAACGTATGGAGAAATCCCATGTCACAATATCCAATTGTAAATCTAGATGCGCAGGTTAAAGCGTCCCTTATTAAGCACCTTAAAGATCACTGCGGTGTCGAAATGTCCGATTCAGACTCTAAAGCTGAATTGATTGAAGCTATTATCACATTTGAAGAAAACAACGGTATTGAGCGCCCTATTGATCTTATGCCTGAAGCAATGAAGCCATCAGCAATCGTTGGCGCAACGGCAACATTAAATCCCGCCTCACCGAAAAACATCCCCATTGCTAAACATGAACGTAAAGTCGTCATTATTACTGTCAATGGCGATGCAAAAGGTCGTACGCAGGAATTCTTTGGTTTAAATGAATGGCGCGCCACCATTAAGTTTGGTGAACAAGTTGATTTACCGGTTCCGGTGATCAAGATGATTCAGCAAGCCAAAGAAAAACGTTACACGCAAGAGAAAGATGGCTCGTTAAAGCAAATCTCTTTCCCTAGCTATAATATTGAATTTGTTGGCGTGGTGTAATCCATGACCTTTTTGGAGTTATGTCAACGCCTACACCGTGAAATGCGCGACAGTGGTGTCGGCATGACTTCGGTCGAAAAACAAACAGGCAAATATCAAGAGGTAGTGGATAGCGTTCGTGAAGCATGGATGGATATTCAAACACAGCGCACTTGGGATGCAGAGTTTTGGGGTGTTAAAGATGTCGAGACTGGCGAACTTTATACTCAAGACAACCCACAAATATTAAAAACCTCCCTTGAAATGCCATTCGTGCCAGAACAATTCCAATTGATCATCGTATGGAAGGCGATGATGGGGGACTCGGTTCGTTTGAATGCACCAGAACTTCGAGCTAAAGCTCAGGAGAAGTACGAAGAGCAGCTATTAAAGTTGTGTAATCGATATTTCGGGCAAGAGCTAGGAGTGCCTAAGAAAATCGATCCAGATGTGGAATGGTGGTGGTAATGGCCAATCCAATCAAAACACAATATGTTGCCTTGAATGGAACCATTGATCTCGTCACACCTCCTATTGCTAAAGAACCTGGTAATGCGATTATTGCTGATAATATGCAACCGTTATGGGGCGGTGGCTTTGGTCGTATTGAAGGGTTAGAGCCTATAGACTTTGGGCCATTAGCTCATGAATTCATTTACTTTCGCATTGAGATTGCCGATCCATTAGATACGTCTTGGGTTGGTGGTACCGTAAATGTGAATGGTGAAGTAGGCACCATACTGGCTGTAGATCTTGAAGAAAATGCACTCAGAGTTGCTGCGGTAAACCTTGAAATAACAGAAACCGACACGCCCATCACAATCACCAGTGGAGGGAGTGTAACGGAATCTACTGTGATTTTATTATTTCCTTATGGGTTTGGCAGTACTGCAGATGAGCAAGCACAATACCTTGCGGATGCTCATTCAGTTGCAATGCAAATGGTCACCCCACCAAATGGGGATGGCCAATTGCGCGGTGTGGCTGAGATTAATGGACAGATAATTGGTTTTCGTGATTCTGGTGAGGTTTGCGAGGTCAGCGTAGCAACTACCGATCATGCATGGCAAACCGTTCAAGACACCTTCATTGTTGAATTATCGGACGTGATAAGCCCGGATCTATTTATTGATGGTGGAACGCTAATCATAGATTCAATTAGCCACATCATTTTAGCTAGTGCTTTTTCAGCAAATGGACAAACTGGTCGAGTTATTTTAGATACAGATGTTATCGCTGAAGTTGGTAGTGATGTGTTAATTGATTCTGCTGTTGTGGCTAAAACGGCAACGGTCGGGATTAAAACCGAATTAACGGCTGGATTGAACTGGACTTTTATTTATCACAATTTCTATGCAAGTAGTTCAACTCGCTATGCTTACGGTACTAATGGGAAAGAAGTGGTTGAGGTTCGTCCTGATGGCGTAGTCATCCCTATTGTTGTGAATGATGATCGAGACATTACGGATATTGAAGTCCATAAAAATCATTTATTTTTGTCATTTGTCGGAGGTCAATTTGGTCATAGCGTTGTAGGTGAACCGTTAAACTGGGAAATTTTGTTAGGTGCAGAACAGTTTGGTACCGGCGATGAAATCACTTGTTTGCAATCTTTGGTGGGTGATTACATGCTCATTGGTTGTGCTAACAATATTCAGTTACTAGCAGGCAGTACTCGTGATGATTGGACTAAAGTGCCTTTATCCAACGTAGGTGTAACTGCTGGTACTATGACATCCACTTTTGTACCAGTTGCCCACTCTAAAAACGGTTTCATTAACGTTAATCAAACTCAAGCCTATGGCGATTTCGTTACTTCAGAACTCAGCGCAAACCAATTACTTGGTGATGCGGCCTTTCAATTCGCGCTTACCGATTTCTTTGCACATTCCGTACATGATGAAAATAACCAGATCCGTTTTTATCAAAGGAATGAGAATAAAAAGCACGTCGTTATTCAGCTATTAAGTGATGGTTCAACGCGTGCAACCTTCTTTAAATACCACAAGCCAGTAAAAGGTGTGTGGAATACCGACAACAACACTTACTTAGCATTTGATGATGGCCGAATTTATTCCCTAAACGATGTGGTGTGCTCTTTTGCAGGTGAACCTATCGAGTGGAGTTTGCGCTTGGCATATACCCATTGTGGATCGCCCACCACAATAAAGAGCTGGAATGATGTTGAATTACAGTTGGGATCTAACGGTTCATTAAAGCTTCGCCATCAACACACTATTGATTACTCCAGTGAGTATATTCCCCAGTCTCGTTCTAGTGTAGGCATTGCATCTGGTGGCGGTGGCCGATGGAATGAATCAGCATGGAATGAGTTTTATTGGTCAAGTCCTGATTATGTTACGCCTGCTATCTACTTAGATGGTCATGGTAAAAACGTTTCTTTATTTCTATCGGGTATCAGTACTTATGAAAAGAACTTCGACATAAGTGGTTATACCTTATCTTACATTCCTCGGAGGCATTACCGTGTCTAATGATTATTTTGAACGTACTAACGAATTCTCACCTCATACTGTTGCAAGGGGACAAGAAGTTTCTGGGGAGTTTGACGCAGTACAAACGGCATTTGAAAAGTTACCAACGCCAAGGCTTGATGGCGAATCAAAAGGCTTTACTTCACCGTTTACGATTTTAACGCCTACCGAGGACCAACATCCAGCCACGAACTTGCAACTAAAAGTAGAAAAAGGTCGTAACAACGAGCAAGATGCCCGATTAGATAATTTGGAAAACTTTGTTGGTGGTGTAGGGGATTTTTCCGAACGTTATGCAACTCTTCGCTATCTAGCCACTGAAGGACAAACCACTATTATTGTGCCTGCGCAGTTTGAGTCTATTGCATATATTCACAAAAACGGATTGCGTAAGTATCAAACGGTTGATTTTACTTATGACCGTGACACAAGAATAATCACATTTACAGATGCCTTGGTTGAAGATGATGAGATCTTGGTGGATGTGGGTTTAGTACCAGATGCATTACTTTTAGACTTGCTCGCTCTGCAACAAAATGTCGCTGAAAATACACAGATAACATTAACCGCACGTCAAGATGTTGAACAGCGTCAACAAGATATCATTGAACGTCAAAATGATGTCACACAAAAGCAACAACAAGTTAGCCAAGATACGCAAACCACGGTTGATGCAAAAAATGTAACACTAGAAGCAAAACAAGAAACTGTGGAAGCGCGTGATGAAACTAAGCTTATTGCGGAGACATTCGCTTCAGCCAGTCGTTGGGATACGTCTTTAGGTTTATGGGCAGTAGGGAAAGAAGTCAGCTCAGTTAACCAGTTACTTGAATTTGACGATTGCATGTATGCGGCATCATCAAGCAATACATTTCCACTTGTGATTGATGGTGCTACGCCAACCGATGATTCGCACGAATGGTTTTTGAAATTTGATGATTCAGATCTCCACCATGTGGCTATTGCGAATAATGTTGGTTACGCAGAAGTTTCCTATCTACAGACTGGCACTTTGTCAGGAGTAAGTTACTTTTTTGATGTAAACACTCAAAACACTTACTTTGCGAAAATTCCTGTAACTGGAGATGTAACAAATATTGTCGAAGTTACAGATAATGATGCAACCATTACGGTAGATGGGAATGACATAAATCTAGAGAGAGTAATTGAATTCCGATATGTGTCAGGCGGGTATGTTTACTGGGACACCCCTGAAATGGACAACATGAGGACTGACTTACCTGACCCGATCTTTAATGGGTTTAACTACGACCCGATGCTTGCTTACTCAGAATTATGGGACTCATTACTAGAGAAAGAGCCAGACTGGATCACTAAGACATCTCTAGGTAATGACGAGTCTGATACCTTTCCTATCTATCTATACGACTTTAAACCGAAGCAGTATGATAAGACAATCATTATATCTTGTAATATTCACGGCAGTGAACGGTTAAGCCAGTATGCCACTTGGTTCTTCTTCCGTCACATGCTAGAAAATTGGAAGGAATCAGCACAGTTTACTTACGCAAAAAATGCGGTAAGGTGGTTAGTTGTACCTAACCTCAATCCCTATGGGTACAGCACAAATTCTCGTGGTAATGTCAACACTGTAAACCTTAACCGTAATGCCGACTACCATTGGGATGATTACTATCAAGCAGGTGTGGGACATGCTGACTATAAAGGTGACGCTGTATGGTCGGAAAAAGAAGCTCGAATAATGCGAGATTTAGTAGAGGCACACCCTGAAGCTCTCGCGTATATTGACTTCCATAACTTTAGTTCAACAGGAACTAGAGGGAGTTTTCCTTTGTACATTCCGGGGGATGGTGCGAACGGTTGGGATGTCTTTGGTAAAGCTATAGATGCAATGAATAATGGTGAATTTGGCAGGAACAACCTCAGAATCAAGCGCGGGTATAACCCATCAATGTACACTTGGTGTCACAAAAACTTCGGTATGTACACAGCTAACCCAGAGTTTGACCCGGGCTACTACGGCTCATTATTCGGACCGGAATGTAACACAGCTTGTACCCGTTACTATGGAAATCTGCTACTTGCCCTCTCTCAGGTGTCATGTAATGCTACTCAGTCTGGTAAGTCCATGCCAAGGGCTGGTATGGCAGCTTGGACCAAAGATGACCCTGTAGATGGTATATTTGTTAGCGCAACTGACACAACAATAATACCTGAATTTTCAGTTAAGGTCCCTATTGATACGGCTGGTTATATCCGCATAAATGGCACTATAACCGTATCAGGTGATGAAGCTTTACAGTTTATTGCTATGCCTTTTTATGGACAAAACTATCAAGGTAAGGCTGGGTACAATGACCCGTTTGGGGATGCTGGATATTGGCGAATAACATACAGGACAAATCTTAATGAGGTTTTCTCTACGGTGTCTACCTTAAATGATCGAATAACCATTCCATTCTGTGCTACATTTCCAGTCTCTCCCACTATGAAGATTGGTAATGACGGCAGTTCTCCCGGAACAGCTACATTAGGATTAGCTGCGAGAGTAAGTAACGGTAAAGCTACAATCTGGCGATATGCTATGAACTGGGATTTTATCCCAAGCAGTTTAGGCGATGAAACAGTTGTAGTTGATTTGGCGACAGAGGAAGATGAAATGGTAAGGGTTGTCCCGTACTATTAATAAAAAAATGCCCAGAGGTAACGATGTGGCCGGGTGCTTTTCATTAACCTGCTTGATATTTTTCTTATCTGCCAAAGCGTAAACAATAACCTTAACCAGCCTTCGCGCTGGTTTTTTTGTACCTAAATTTCAGAGGCCATTATGACCGGAATACTCAACGGATTAAAAACCACTTCAGGTGTGAGTGGTGGTGCCACTACAGCGGAGAACGCGGCTAAAACCAATGCGGTTTCCAGTAATGCAACGTCTACTAATTTACAGTCGGCTATTCCCACGCAAAGCACACCGATCACTAGCAACCCCAACACATTAAATGTGGCAGATGAAGTTGCAAGCATCACTAATCAAAACTCACTGGCTATGCGAAGTGCAGCGGCGAATGGTAAGCGCGCAGCGAGTAGTCGTGGTTTAGGTAATTCAACATTAGGTTCGGAGGCAGCCCAGCGAGCGATGGTCGATGCCGCACTACCAATGGCGCAGCAGAATGTGGCGCAGCGTCATGATCAAAAGCTCCAAGAAGAAAGTGTTCGAGCGAATACGGTGGGTGAATATATCAATGGCTATAACGGCTTAATGTCTGGATACATGAATGCGTATGAAGGTATTCAGGCTTCAGATATGACAACTGCAGATAAAAACAAAGCTATCGCCACATTAGAATCTGAAACCAAGCAAAGACTAAATGAAATGAAGACAGCCTTTTCCTCTCTGAAAACCGCTCAGTCTGACTGGATGGATTTTCCCGACTTAATCTAGGAGTAACACATGTTTGATATTGGAAAGATTTTTGATTCAACTATGGACTTTTTTAAGTCGGATGCAGGTTCGAACGTGCTTGGATCTGCATTAAGTGCGGGTGGTTCGTATTTGGCTAACTCGGAGCTTCAAAAGCAAGCGCATAGCAATGCAAAGGATTTAGCAAAGTTAAATCACAGCTTTGACATTGAAAACACCAACCTAGCTCAGAGACTTAAAGATGAGCGTAACGCTTGGTCTACCACGCCAACCTCCGGCCTTGGCTTTACGTTTAATGATCCGGATGCTAGCTCACCAAAAGCCTTGGCGGGCAATGGCATTTTGAGTTCACTTAAAAAATAAGGAGTAAGCCATGAGATATGAGGGTGGACCTTCACGGCAGGGTGGAGCAGGAAGTGATGGTGGTATTGGTGGCGGCGGTAACTTTGGTGGTGACCGTAAAGGTGGAGGAAGCAAAGAGGGTAGCAATACCTTTGGTGCTGATTCATTAAATAACTACCAGTACGGTGGCAAAAACAATAACGATAGCAACTCTAAAGCTGAGCGTAAAGCAGCAGAAAAAGCCGCTGCAGAAGCAAAGGCCAAGGCTGAGGTGGAAGCTAAAGCAAAAGCAGAGGCGGAAGCTAAAGCTGCTAGAAAGGCAAGACAACTAGCTGAGGCGCAAGAAAGGCAAGAGCAGCTAGCAAAAGAGTCTTTAGCCCGAGCCAATGAATCACTCACTGATGGTAACTTGGCCTCGTCTGGTGGGTTGTTGAGTAGTTTTAAGGCTGATACGGGAATGGGCGCTATGGGGCTTGATAGTGTAAGCCTGAATGATGACGCTCAATCAGATTCGTATGGAGTAGGGGCGTTAAATAAAAGCGTAGACTTTCAAAGCCCAACAGCAATGCAAGAGAAAATGGGCTTTACAAAATCCCAACTTACTCAAAATCCAGACCGTTATTATACCGACACAGATTTAGCTAGAGATATTGACGATGCGCTTGATAGAAACGCAACAGATCTTGGTGTAAAAGCTTTTTCCAAAATGGCATCAATGCCTTTTGGTGGGCTTGGTTCGGAGTTGGCAGAGTCCGGTATCAATGCAGTCCGTAGTGCATTTTCGGGAGAGATTAGTAACTGGGAGAGTGACGTTAGAAGCACTTTGGATAATCAATTAGAATCCAACGGATTTATAGGGAATTTAACTGGTGGAGCACAAGCGTTTGGTGCATACGCAGCTTTAAAAAACGGCAGTCAAACAGCCGCTAAAGCCTTGTCGATGGCCGCCCCATTTGCAGGCCCAATAGCAGAGATGGCAGACGGAATTTATGCTAGGGAGCAATTTAAAGATGATGTCAGAGAACATCAAGAAAGGTATGGCTATGATGTTGACACTACCAGTGCAAACAGTAGGTTGTCAGGAGGGAATGGCAGCAATGGAATTCTTGCCAACCTCAAGACGCCATCAGCGACACTGCCCGAGCAAGGAACAATAGATCAAGTCGATAGCCTTGAATTCATTGATCCATATAACACAGGCTGGGCAAATCAATCGGCTCGATTTAACTTTACCTTTTAATCAAACTTATGTCATAGGAGCAACTCATGCTTAATCAATTAAAACAACAAGGCCAAGATGCCATGCAAGGCAAGTTTGATTCGATGGCGGAGCAAAGCATGCAGCAATCAGGCATGCAACTAGACGCTAACGATCCAGCCAACGCAGCAGGGATGATGATTGCTGGCTCAATTTTAGGGGCTATCACTGCAGCCAAAGAGCATGGAAAGCAAATTCCCACACAAGTCGTTTTGCGTAGCGCAATGAATCTGGCTACCAAGCTTCTTCAATCTATGGGTCTGTCTGACCAAAAGTTAAGTCGAGCGGTTGGTGAGGTGTTTTTCGTCGCGATGGGAATGCTTTTGCAAATGGGTGGAGATTTAATTTCAGATCCACAAAAGCAAGAGTTCCAAGCATTCATGCAAAAGTTTGCAGAAAATATTAAGCAAGGTGCAGGGCAAGCTCAGCAACAAGCAGAACCACAGGAGCAGCAACCTAGCGCACAACCAATGCAACAAAGTGCTGGTGGACAGCCACAACAAATGTAAGGGGTGATCATGAGTGGATTAGGAATTCTCGCAAGCTTGGTTGGCGGCAGTGGTGATGGGGTATCTTACAACGCTAAGCAATCGATGCAGGACAAGGCCAGAGAAAAAGAAGAACAGAGATTGGCTGCTATTCGAGCGGCAGAGAATGAAGCTGAGCGCAAATACCAATCTGAGCAATATCAGCAGAAATTATCAGATCAAGAGCGCTTAGCAAAAGAAGAACAAGCATGGCGCTCAAGAGAAAACCAATTAGATCGTAATGCCAAAGTATCTAGTGGCGGCAGCTCAGGATCGGCTAAATTATCTGAACCGGTAAAAGCGTTTAACACACAGGCGAACGATATTATTGGTAATATTGAAAAAACACTAACTAGCTCAACTTATTTAGATGAAGAGCAAAGAAAAAGCGATTTGGCTTATTTCGGCTCTCAACTGGATGAGCTAGTAAATAACAACCCGCAATATTTAATGTATGATCCTGAAAACGCCATCTATCACAACCCTATTGCTAGTCGTTCTTTTAGCGTACTGAACACACTAGGTCAGATGCTGGGCGGGGCTCCTGTGGTTGATGCTCAGGGTGGAGATACTTCTAACACCAACACATCAGGTGAGCCATTTATTCCTCCTACTATGCCAGCGGCACACAATGATTATGTTGCTCCTGCATCGGAAAGATCAGCGCCTCATGGTTATCAAACTGCTCCCGGCTCGAACTTACCTGGCAATGCGCCATCAGGTATTCTTCAATCACTTAAGAGCCAAGATGGGGAAGTTAGGCCACCACGTTATTTAACGGGTGGCTAGCTTTGTGCTGAGTAGGTCAATTGACTAATCCCTAAAATGGGGTAAATTTAACCAAAGATGGAAAGCCGACTTTAACGAGTCGGCTTTTTTTGTGTTATTAAAACGAGCCCTGCCACATTATATGTTGGTGGGGTTTTTGCGTTTGTAAGTAAGGACATTTTATGTACCAGAGCCCTTTCCGTAAATTCAAGCCAGCAAGTCAGCCTAACGATCAGAGCGAAAATGAACAGGGCTTTATTGGTGATTTCATTGATAATGTTCAACGTGGATTTTATCAAGGCATAGCAGGTGATGCAGAAACGGTTAATCAGCTAACGGGTTACGGTTCTGGTGCGCGTGATCTGTTGCTTGAGCAGGCAGATAATCAAATCAAGCAGATGTCACTGGAGGGGCAAGAGGCACTATCGAAACAGATTTTTGAAGACGATGAGAATGGTAACCTTCGACTTGGTGAAGGTGCAACTAACTTGAGAACGTGGACCAATTATATTGGTCAAGGCGTCGGTACGGTTGCGGCATTTCTTTCTACTGGCGTTGCTGGTGCTGGGGTCAAAGGTGCAGCCAAGATTGGTGTTAAGGCCGTAGGTAAAAAGTTCGGTAAAGACGCCGCAGAAGAAACAGCAGAAGCTCTACTCAAAAAAGAAGCGGCACAAAAAACCGCTGAACTTGGTTTTAAAGGAAAGGCCGCTGATGTTGTTACCAATGCCGCGATCAGTGTGGCCATGGGCAACGGTATGTCAGCCAACCAAGAGCGCGATCGGTATCAAAATATGTCTTGGTCTGAGCTTCAGAATTCACCAAAATTTTCAGAGCTTTACTACTCAATGCGTAACGATCCGCAATACAGAAACGTTTCGGATGAGCAAATTGGTATTGAGGCAAGAAAGCAATTGGCGGAAGATGCGGCTAAGAGTGCGTTTTACAACCCTAAGCTTGTTGCTGCCAACTCAATTAGTGGCTTAACTGGTGCGCTGGGGGGGAGTAACTTCGGCCTGTTTGGTCGAGTTATTGGTCCTGCTTCAACGGCAAAAAGTGGCCTAGCAAAAGGCGCGTCGGTTGAAGGTGGTCAAGAGTTCCTACAGGGTGGAACTGAGCAGATTGTAAGTAATGAAAATTATAAGCGCCTTATTGATCCTAACTTTGATGTTATGGATGGCGTTGTATCTAGCGGTCTAAATGAAGCGGCAGTAGGGGCGGCCTTGGGTGGACCGTTTGGTGCGGTTGAGGGGTATTCTCGAGCAAGAAAAATCAAAGCAACGCCAGAGACATCTAATGACGCTGGCGATCCAGAAAACCAAATCTGGAACGGTGAGACTATGCAGTGGGAAACCCCGCAGGAGCGAATGCAAAGCCAGGCCGATCAAACTCAGCCAGTACCTACACCACAACAGCGAGCGGTTGAGCAGCCGTTATCAGGAAATGCATCTGTAGATAGCGAGCTTCACGCTTTGGATGATGTTTCCATTAGTTCTATCGAATCACCACCACCTGTCACAACTGATACAATTGCACAAGATAATACCGAGCAATCACCTGAATGGGTAAATGAGGCGGTCGGGCAATCTGTTACCACCGAATCATTATTGCAAGGTGCTGCGCAACGTCAGCAATCGAACCGTGAATATCTCAACGATGAAACCATTATTGGTGAGGCGGGTCTCGAAACTCCAGAAGTTAACGCTACTCAGCAAATAGAGCCATCTCCACTAGAGCAACGCCGTCAACAAAGCCGTGCGGCGCTACAGCAATCAGGAGTTCTGCCTCAAATTAACGCCGAGCAAGAAACCATTGACCTTGCTCGTGCGTATGATCCAAACCGCATGGCGGATATTGAATCTGAAATTAACCGGGATGATTTAAGTGAGCAAGAAATACAAGCACTAGAAAGCGAAGTGGTTCAACTGGCTGATATTGCACGAGAGCTAGATATATCGCCACTTCAAACATCTATTATGCGCCGTCAAAACGAAAACATGCGCAATATGGCGAACCGTGAAAAACCACACCAACGAGTTGAGCGTAAACAGTCTGAATATGATCTCGCTAACGCCAAGCCTACCCACAGCCCCGCCAGAATAAAGCAGCAAATTCGCCAACAAATAATTACCCGAATGACGCCGCAAGACGCATCGAATAATTCATTAGTTGATCGCATGGTAGATCTTGAGTATGAGCGTCAATTTCCAACCACTCAGAATGAAGTTGAGACTATTCATAAAAGTGCCGTGCCTGAGTTTGAGCCAATTAGAACAAATGGCCGTAATGTTATTGAGCAAAAAGCAATCGATAGTCGCAATGCTAAGTTGAGCCGTGAGGCTGAGATTGAACGTCAATTACGGGCAAGAAAAGAATCCGCATCGCCACAAATTTCAGAGCAAGAGCAAAGCCTTCGAGAGCAAGCAAGTGCGCAACGTGCCGAATTGGAGCAATCTCAAGCGCAGATAAATCCGAACTGGGTTGGTAAAGTAGATGGACAAACAACCACTCGAACGTTTGCGCGAGATAAAGAAAACCAACAACGTCAAGCGCGTGAAGAAAAACTTCAGGGTATTCGAAATAGAATTGAAAGCCCGGCATCAAACTTTGGTGATCGCCCAAATAGCATGAAGCTGCGTGAGCAAGGCAAAATTCCAATGCGCGATTTAGCAAGCCGAGTTCAACCAAAAACCAAAGGCATGAACAAGAGCTTGAAAAAGCGAATTAATGAAGCAAAGGGTTTTGATACTGATCGCGTGCTTCGTGAGTTTCAGCAGCATGAAAAGCGGTTGCAGGCCTATGAAAAAGAAGCGGTCGCAGCAGCGGAACGCGAAGCGAATAACCCAGAAAACATCGCGAGACGAAAAACCGCTGAGGCGTTATTTGCTGATCACATGGAGTCGGAGCAGGCTAAAGAGTTTGCCGAGAATTCAATTACTCAAGCCGTTAAGCAAATTAATACAGAGCTGGACAAGGCAGGCAATAAACCATCAACAGTTTTAGAGTGGGATGGTGAAAATCTTTCAGCGGCAGAAGTAAAGCAGCGATTAAATAATAGCGCTCGTTCTTTAGCGGATAAGTTCATTGGAAAAACCGCTGCAATGAATGAGAGATTGCGTCAGAAGCGTGAAGCGAACAAGGCATCAAAACCTCAAGACAATAAAAATCAAAATCACGGGGAAGCAGGTAAGCCGGAAGATAAATCGCCAGAGCAAGAAAAAGAGCCAAAGACAAATAAAAAACCTGAACCTAAATCAAACACTGGCGCTGAAGATCAGGAAAGTGAAAACCAAGAAGTAACGATGGAGAGCGGTAACGAGGCTGACAATGCTGAAGCAATAAAGCCTAATATTGAGTCTCATGGCGTATCGGTCACTTACAACCCAGTGTCTAAGCAAGATCAGGACGAGTACAACCGTAGTACGCATTTAGGAGAAGGGCGAAACTTCAATGCAGAGCTTAACCAGGAAGCGGAATCCGTTATTAATGAGCTTAATGATGATAGCGCGTTAGATACCCCAGAGCGACAACAAAAAGCGAGCGAATTAATTAGCCAATATATTAATGATTATGCTGATTTCTATCGCTGGGAATCTCAATATGCAAGTAAAAATCCATCATGGTTAGTAACTGGCCGAGCGGGGCACTCTCAAGCACAAGCAGATCGTGCAAATGCTGCTAACGAAAAGCACATGAATGAGTTTACTAAGCGTGTCGATGCACTGGATAAGCAACGTAAAAACATCAAGCCACAAGTGGAAGCGGTTCGCAATCAAGAGCAGCAAGCCGAATACGATCAACAAATGCGAGATCAAAAGCAAAGTAACCTAGAAGCCAAGGTAACCAATTACACTGGTGATGTTTATAACTTTGTGCAAGATGGCCGTAATGAGCTAGCAAAAGATGCGAGACGCTGGGCCAATCCAAAAGCTGAAAAGGCGCTGGATGAGTTATCGGAAATGGCACCAGATCGTGTTTCACCATTGCTTTTAGCGCTTGATACTCGAATGCAAAACGCTGGTGGGCTCGTTGCCGTGGTTGGTGCTAGGTCTAATCTAGGTAAAAAGATTAAACCTTTACTTGATAGCGCCAAGGCTGAACAGGAAAAGCAGACAGAAGAAACCACAAATAAAATTGAAGACTTTGGCGAAACACTGCATGGCGCAAGAAAGCATGAGTGGGGTAAATTTGGTGAGGCATTGCGTGCCGACTCAAGTGTTAGCGATGTTGAATCAGAGCCTTTGAGTAAGGCCTTCCCAAAACCAAACTATCAAGCTCTACATAACAACGGTGTTCCTATTGATAAGATTGCCGCCATTGCTTTGATCAGAAAGTCGATTCCTGCCAAGCCAAGAGCAAAATGGCGATCAACAAAAAACTGGGCAGATAACGTCCTTAAACAACGCACGATGGCTAAAGCCTTGATTGATGACGCTGTTAATGTGGAAGACATTCTAGCTGGTGAGCTTGGTGGTCGCAGTTTAGCTCGTATTTATATTGATGCCGCTAAGCAGTTGGGTGTAGATAAAATTGACACCTTAATGGAGTTTGAGATCACTGGTGGCTCATACTCAATGGCGAATGGCATTAAATACTCACCTTCAAAAAGCTTGTATCAAATTCGCTCTAAGCGATTCCACTCCGATTTTTTCGAAACTCACGAAGAAACGACAAATAAATTGGTTGAACTGGTGAATGAGCGCTCTGATACCAACTCAGCGAGCAAGCCAAAGCGAAAAAGAGCCAATTTAAATGTTTATCGCAATCGATATACAGGTGAGGTTTATATTGGTTTAGGTGTTGGATCTCGCGTAGTAAAAATTAAAGATGGATTTGCCGATGCAAAAGAGGCGCGAGCCCACCTATCGGACAACCAAGCAGAGCTTGAGCAACAGGTCATAGATAAGCGTAAGGACTTATCGAAAGAGCAGCGAAATGATGAAAACCGAGATCGAGAAGGTGTTATTTATCGCGAGGGAGATGTAACTCCTGAGCAATTTAGTGATGCGTTTGGTTTCCGTGGTGTGCAATTTGGTAATTGGGTGGAGGGTAAGCGTCGCCAAAAAGACCTTAATGACGCTTATGATTCGCTGGTGGATTTAGCTAATGTGATCGGCGTGCCTTTAAAAGCGCTATCACTCAATGGTCAATTGGGTTTAGCGTTCGGTGCGCGTGGTAGTGGTGGTAAAAATGCGGCTGCCGCTCACTATGAACCAGGTAATACCGTAATTAACCTAACCAAGATGAATGGCAAAGGCTCACTGGCTCATGAGTGGTTCCACGCTCTTGATGACTACTTTGGAGAGTCTGGTTATGTGAGCAATCAAAGAGGCAGTCAAGCAGGCGATATGCGCCCAGAGCTAAAAGCTGCGTTTGATGACGTGGTGAATACCATTGAAAACCGCACAAGCATAAAAGAGCGCTCGCTAGAGCTGGACAAATACCGCACTGAGCCGTACTGGTCAACGACCGTTGAGATGATCGCTCGCTCATTTGAATCTTGGGTTATAGACAAAAATCGTGAAAGCGGCATTACTAACGATTACCTTGCCAATGTGGTGCCAGAATCCGCTATGGAAGCGAACGAATATGCCTACCCAACACAGCAAGAGCTGAAAGAGGGGCTAGGCGCATCATTCGATCATCTGTTCGACATAATGGATAGCCGCAGTGAGGAGGGTAATGTAGCGTTATTTTCTCGTGGTGCTGTCAGTGTCGCGACTGCCAGTGAAAGCAAAATTAGGAGTATCCTTCCAAGGGGTGTCGATACCCAGCGGGGCTTTGTCACTCGCGCCGTCAACCGGGTACTCAATCAAAACGGCCTTGCTCGGGTTGCTGTTCCTATTCAAGTTGTCTCGACGGAGGCGGATCTTCCTCCTCACATTCAGCAGCAGATAGATGAACAGGGTGCCAAGGGCGAAATAAAAGGCGTATATGATAAAGGGGCTAACCGAATCTATGTAGTGGCTGATCGTCATAATACTGAATCCTCAGTTGAAGAAGTTATCTTCCATGAATTAGTGGGTCACCATGGATTGTATAACATGCTAGGGGAAAAGCTAAAACCTGAACTGAATACTATTGCCCTGCGCTTAGGTGGTGTGAAAGGTGTTGCAGACTTGGCCAAGGGGTTAGGTGTTGATTTATCAGCTTATGAGAAGACCGCAAACGCGCAACTTAAAAGTGGCAAATGGACGCCTGAACTAGCCCACACAGTTATGGTGGATGAGTTAGTGTCTCATCTGTCTCAACAAAAAAGATTCTCAACCATCATGGATCGTGTTGTCGCTAAAGTTAAAGCATTACTACGCTCGATGGGCTTTGAGAAATTAGCCAAGTATGGCAAAGCCGAAATTATCGACTTGGTTACTAAAGCTAAAGGCTCGTTAAATAATCCGCCACCAAAAGGCTCGGGCAGTGATTCCGATACAGCTATGTTTTCACGATCAAGCGACAACGAACTCACGCCAGAGCAAAGAGCAAAAGATGCCAAGGCGAGAACACAAAATATTAATCGCAATGAGGCTAACAGCCTAAGAGAGGAGGTGGACGCCAAGGCAACGGATAATTATGGAAAGCTTCACATGATTAATCAGAGAAGGGGAAACGACACCCTTAACACTGATCCGGAACCGGGGCCTCAACAAAATCCTACAATGTCGGCTGATCAAGCCTTGCAGCAAAAACAAAGTAAGCTTGTTACTCGAATTAAGCGTGCATTAACTAGCAATTCTGCAATGGACGCACTGGGTAAAAATAAGTACGCCATGCTTACACTGCGTCAGATTGCGGAAGTATCTGAAAAGGTAAACCCAAGAATGGGCGAGATGATCACTGGCTACCTAGATCGCGTAAATGAAATGATGGTGACTCAAAACACACTCGCAGAAGAAGCAGCTGAGATTGCTGAAGATATGAGTAAGTGGGCGCGTAAAAACAAAAAAGGTGCCGATGAGCTATTTAGCTTTATGCACGCAGCAACATTGGCCGATGTAGACCCATCTAAACCATTTGAATCTATGAAGGAAACACTAGAAGAGCGCATTAAAGTGCTCAATGCTCGCGCTCAAGGGCTGGGCGGTGAAGCGGGTATGATTAAAGAAATTATGGATGAAATCACCGAATCGAAAAAGCTAATCAAAGGTGAGAAAAATCGACAATTAGCACATACAATGATGCGCCCGAAATGGCACAAGATGACGCCAGAGCAAAAGCGTCGCTATAAAGAAATGCGTGATCACTACATTACCCAGCGCGAGCGTATGCAGGAATCACTTATCTCCAATATTGAGCGATCGATTGAAGATAAGAAAATGCGCAAAGCAGCCATTGAAAATATCCGGTATGAAAACGAACGAGCATCTAAAGGGCTGTACTTCCCATTGAGTCGCTATGGTGATTACTGGGTAAACTTCGCCGATGAGAATGGTGAGCGTCAATTCATCATGTATGAAACCAAAGCGGAAATGGAATCAGCCGTTGAAAGTTTATCTAAAGCAGGATTCAACGTTAATTTTGGTGAGAAACTGCAATCAGATACCGATATGAACGGCCCGTCACTTGGATTTGTTGCTGATGTAATAGATAGCATTAAAGGGGCCAAAATGAATGATGGCACCAAGCAGCAACTTACCGATAGCATTTATCAAATGTACCTTAAAACCATGCCTAGTCGCTCACTTCGTCAGAACTTTATTCATCGTAAAGGTGTAGCAGGCTTTAGTAACGACGCCATCCAAGCACTTGCAGATCAAGGATTCCGACAGTCACGACAGCAAGCACGGCTTGATCACATGGACATTCTTGATAATGAAATGGAAGCTTTGCACGAGCACATAAAGGCAACACCAAATAATGTTGAAGCAGATCGTATTTACAAAGAAATGGTTAAGCGCCATGACTGGGTTCGAAACCCTAAGCGTGCAGCATGGGCACAAAAGTTAACATCACTTGGTTTTACCTGGTTACTGGGTGCCACTCCTGCAGCGGCACTGGTGAACTTGACACAAAACGTACAAGTCGCCTTACCTGTTCTTGGTTCTAAGTATGGAATGCTTAACGCCAGTAAAGAAATGGCAAAAGCAACAAAAGAGTTTATGCAAGCCAGTGGTAAGCATTGGCGCGGCGGTCGAAATGGTATTGTAGGAAATACACTTACAGGACGTGAAAAAGAGGCATTTAGACAGGCCATCAAACAAGGCGTTATTGATACCACTCAGGCTAGCGATCTTACTGGCTTGGCGGAAAACCCAACGGCCAAGTATTCTGGAAAGTGGAACAAAGTAATGAATGCCGTTGGTTTTGCTTTCCAAAAAGCGGAAGTATTTAACCGAGAGGTAACGTTCTTGGCGGCCTATCGTTTGGCCTATGAGAAAAATGGTGATCATGAGCAAGCAATTAAGGACGCAATGAAAGCCACCTGGGATAGTCACTTTGATTATGGTTCATTAAACCGCGCACGATTCATGCAAGGTGATATTGCGGCGGTTGCCCTCCAATTTAAGCAATATAGCCAGAACATGACTTACTACCTTTGGTCAAATATTATTAAGGCAACTAAAGGCGAGAGTAAAGAAGTCAAAGATCAAGCGAAGAAACAGTTATTAGGTACACTTGCTTCAACCTTTATGATCGGTGGCGCAAGTGCACTGCCAATCTCAATTGTTTTAGAGGCAGTAAATGCTGCACAAGATGCCTTCGGTGATGACGATGAGCCGTTTGATGCTGAGACTGAATTGAAATCCATGCTGACTGGAGCCTTTGGTAAAGACGCCGCACAAGCACTATGGTTTGGTGCGTCACCATCTATTTCAGGCCGTATTTCATTGAATGACCTTTGGTTGCGTCAAGTTGAAACTGGCACGCCAGCAGATGAGCGTTACATGGAATACATGAAACAAGCAATGGGCCCAGTGGTTGGTGGCATAGCCTATAGTTTTGCTCAGGGATTGGATTACATGAGTGATGGTCACTACGGTAGAGGAGCTGAAAAAATGCTGCCGAAAGCCGGTAGAGACTTACTAAAAACCGTTCGCTATATGAATGAAGAAGGGGTAATGACTAAGAATGGCGCACCAATTACTGATGAGCTTAGCGCTGCCTCTTTGGTTAAACAAGCAATAGGCTTTACACCTGGTGAGGCAGTTATCCAATACGATGAGAATAATTCGCTGTATAACTACAAAAACCAGTTATCTAGCCGCCGTAGTAGTTTGATGAACTCATACGCGACCGCCTACCGCTTAGGTGATGAAGAAGCTCGCAAAGAAATAATGAAAAAGATCAAGAGGTGGAATAGTAGCAAGTATGGCAAGCTTTCACCGATCACCCCTAAAGCATTAAACCAATCTATTCGCATGAGGTTGCGCCAGAAAGAGCAAGCGGTGAACGGTGTGAGCATAAATAACAAGTTCCGCCAACTAGCAACTGAATACGACTACTTTTAACCCCTCCCAATAGGCAGCCTTAGCAGTAAGGTTGCCGCCTTTCCCAATCCACGACCGTGGTAGTTCAATTCCAAAAATGTGATAGCCTGAGTGTTTATTAGACTGCAATGTCAATTTAATGTTAACTATGTGGTATTAATGCACAATTAACTCATTGAAAGGATTCGTTATGACAAAGATTTGGCTGGTGGCTTTGGTTTCAGGTGCGTTACTTGGTTGTGGCGGTGGTTCGGGTGGAGATGATTCCAATGGGTCAACTGAAAACCCTTCGGCAATTATTCCAACCACTCCCGATTATACTGAGTACACATACAAAGGAGACTCGCCATTAGATGATCGAACTATTGCCTCTTATTATGTAGCTTATGGCTTGTCCTATGTTGCCGCGTATGTAGATCTCGGGCTCGAAACCAAAGATTTTGATTTTGAAGGGTATCAAGATAATACATGCGATCAGTACGGAAGTTGGGAGCGATACCGAGAGAATACATATACTGATGAAATAAAATTTTGGTTTTATGACTGCTCCCATGATGGAGTTCAAATCATGAACGATGCTTCAACGATGATTTATGAAGAAAACTCATTTAATACAGGCACGACATTTTATAACGATCTATTATCTGCCTCTTATGAGTCATCTGAAACAAACTTGGATGGTAAGGGTAATAGTCATTATATCAAATCGTCTAATACTACTTTTGACATTGAGCCTACTCCTTCGGTAGATGTTTTGAATGGTACAGCCATTTATGCAGGAACAGCGACCAATGACCTAAAAGCCACATTACAAATGAACAATATTGAGTTTGATACTGGGCTGATAGAAGATAACTTCCCACTATCAGGAATTCTAACTGTTACATCATTGGGTCGAATTTGGACTGCTACATTCTTACCAAATGGTTTTGACTTAGAATCGCCAGAGGGTGATGTGCAGTTTCAAGCATGGAGCGATATAGAGTGATTAGATTAACACTTTCCATTTTTTTAGTATTATTTTCTTACTCATCTATCGCAGGTGCTTTAGGGGGGGAGATGGTTTGCACTGAAATGAGTAAATGCCAAAAAGGGGATATTATTAGAGTCCACCCTGGCGTTGTTGGATTATATTGCGATTTAGATAAGAAAGTAGTTATGAATGATACATTTGCTATTTGTTACTACATTGGATACAAGCGAGACTTAAGAAAGTAA